TAACTGTTGTAAATCATCATCTAACGCTCGTAGCTTTGCAGTATCTTTGGCTATCTTCTTCCTGATCTCGCTTTCGTCTACAAATGCAGTTGCCGTTCTAGGCTTCCAGTATGATGCGTTAATAGAAAGATTCATGTCACCCATAGACATTGCCGCACTCTTATCGCCCGTTGGCGTGACCGATCGAATCTGGGGTATCTTATATTGCTTTGACAGGTCAGCAGTTATGTCTAGAGAATTATCCAACAGCGTTAGTGTCTCTGCTGAGAATGTTGTTCCTGTAACTTTACCAGTCTGTAGATTGAACGCATCGACTCTTGTTCCATAACTTGAATATTGTGATATCCCTTTTCCCCTAAAACGCAACATAGGTACACCATCACTGTCTACTGGATAGCTGTAAAAGTCTCTGCTACCCTCGCTGACTGTCTTCCATCGCTCTGGCTTATACTTTAGCTTTTTCTCTGCCGACTTAACTGCCGCCGCTTTAGTCAATTTCTTGATAGGCTTAGTCTGCAACTCTGTTATTGGCTCAGGCTCTGGGGGTGGTGCAACCTCTTCGACTACTTCCTGCACTACCTCTTCATCAAATACAGGTCTCCAGTGGTGCTGACATCTATAACCACCACGAACTACAAAAGGATCACCAGAGGCTTTACCTTGCCAACTGCCTGACCATATCTCTGCTATCTCTTCTTCGGTGTAAACCTTGCCTACGTGCTTTCTACAGTGTGATCTACTGTTGTCCTGTAGACCGCCATAGTACTTCCACTTAGTAACACCAGACTGCTTACCGATAGCCACGTTCGCGTTTGCGTTGAACTGCATTAGACCATCATGCACCTGTTGATCTGCGTAACGCTTTAGGTTGCCGCCTACCGTCTCCCTGACGTTCTTAACGGCATCAGAAAAGGATGTGCCAACCAGTGTCATGTCATATATCTCTTTAGAGACAGCCGTAAGATACTGATCGCCTACCGCCTCAAATCCCTGAAAGGTGAGAGACTGCAACTGGTTAACAACACCCTTGTCTAGGTTGGTGAAGTCACCATACTCATTCAGCATATCTGTAGCTCTCTCGGCTACGCCTGAGTAGTCCTTAACGATCTTATCAACCTCTGCAAGATACTCTTTGTCGATTATCTTCCTAAGCTCATTCCTTGACTCTACCGCCCACTCTAAGTCAAAGAACTCACCATCAGTCAAAGGCGCGCCAGACATAAGATCAGTGATCTTGTCCTCTAGGTTAACAATGGCATCACCTAACTTGCGTTGGTGGTCTTCTGCCAATTTTTCTAGAAAGTCTGCGTGTGTTGCGTCTGTCATCTACGCCTCTGAGGGTTGTGATGCCTTTGGCTGTAGCAGTTCATCGCCGCCTGCGACATCTTCAAGACCGATTTTCTCTCGCACCTCGTTTGCTGTCACTACGCCGTTGTCCATGTGATAAGCATATATCTGAGTCTTGTCGCTGTAGTCACCAACCGCAGTTGTGCTTGCTTCTATCTCTAGATGCGCTTTTGCGAGCTTCTCATCATCAAGAACTAGATCAGCAATCTTCTTATCAACTTCCTGAGCAAGTACAGTAGACTTAACGCCTGTGGCTCGCATCTGCTGTAAGAATACTAGCTCTTTGTCGTAGTCTCTAAGGTCGAAGCTGTCTGGGTAAAACACCTCAACTACGTTCTTGTCGTGACCTTGCCAGTCGCAAAACAAGCCCCATAGATGCTCTTCTGCTAACTCTAGCAGGTCGGCTTTCTCTGATAGCTTGGCATTCAGCATTTGGAACTCTGTTTGCAATGCTATACCTGATTGCTTGACCGCCTCACTGCCACGAACCGCGCCCATATGTGCCATGCGGTTAATAGCCTCAACCTTATCGTTAATCGTGTTTCTAACAGCGTCTAGGTTCTGACCACTAGGTTGCATCTGGTAAGGTCTTAGGTTGGCATCCATATCATCAGGCAAGTTAATCACTGCACCTGCACCCGCAGTTGCATCTGTTTCGTAGGTCTTAACCAGTGTTGGGTGGTTACTGATACGAATCAACTGCTCAATCTCTGATAGCTCCTGATAGATAGCTCGTTGCATAGGAGCAACATCGGTAAGGTCACTAATACCAATGCCTCTGATATTTGATCTGTTGGCGGGTAAGAACACCGCAGGAACACGCCCTAATGGGTTAGGCTGTACTTCTTCGGCATATACGCCATCATTTCTGATGCGATAGCTTCTAACAGTTTCTGGAGTCCATTCTCTAAAGAATGACTCTGTCTCGGTGTTATCAATAAAGTTAACCTCTTCTCTAACCTTTAAGAACTCAAGCTCAAACCTGCCGCTTGGGGATCTGCGATACTTCCAGTCAAAAACATTCTCAGGGGTAAACATGGTCACATAAGGTCGAATGTCCTGATCTAGCTCTTGCGCCTTTGTTCCCGCTACACTTTGAGGCTTATCAACCATTAGCCAAACATGCCCATACACGCTAGACCATATCTGCGCTTGTCTCATAAATGAATCAAAAGACCGACCATCGAGGTCAGCATCTTTAAGGAATGATTGTAAAGACGGATCTCCTGCCATCTTATCGAACGATCTGGTTGGCGGTATGCGCCATAGATATGAACTGTAGATATGAACAATGTTCTTGCAGTGATTGTCCATTGGGGTCAGGTCTAACCTGCGGTTGTATTCTTTTTCGCCCTCGCTAACGTACTGCGTCAGGAACGCGCCGCTAGTGTAGTGTTCGCCCCCTAGATAAGACCGCAAAAAGAACTCCCATTGGGGAGCATAAGCGTCATAGGTTGGATGTGTATCGGTTATTGCTTTTTCTTCCTTCATCAAGTCCACCTTGTAGGCTGTTGCACGTTATATTCGGTTCGTATTGGGAACATAGTCTCCACCAAATAACCAAGCGCGTCATTCATGTGATCGTAGCCACCATCCTTATCTGGTTGGCTTGTCCCTTCTTTATATGTCTGTCTCTCTAAACTCTTAATTGTCTGCCTGCATTTAGGCGCAATAAACAGATGCCGCTTGTCATTACTAGACCTCAAGCGACTATTCACGGCATTGATTCTATCCCTGACCAATGCGTGAGACTTCTTAACCTTAACGCTAAACCCTGCGTTCTGTAAGATCGACAAATCAGTGCGACCACCTGCGCTTGTTTTGCGCTGTCTTGATGCGGGGTCTGGATAGATTATGATATGGCGGCTAGGATACCTAACCTTTATCTCAGCTACCATTTCATCTGTATTAGACCCGAACATACAGACTTCATCGATGACCATAATATTTTCACCATGCCGCTGACATACGACAGCAGACATAGGGTCGAGGTTGAAATCCATACCAATATGTAGTGTACCACCATTATCACTTACATCCAAAACTGAAAGCTCTCTATTGAAGCCGTAGTAGATGAGACCCTGATAGGTCACAAACTCTGCACAATACTCTTGATTGAATGTACGCTCGTCTAGGTCTTGCCTAGCCTGATCTATTTCCTTCTCTGGTACGTTGCCACCTTGCAGTGTTGTGTACTGGAACGAATCCCATCCATCTGAACCATCTGTTCCTTTAGCCCATAGATCATAGAAATGGTTTCTGCCTTTAGGTGTACCGATAAACAGTGCGCTTCCTTGCCTATCTGACAGTGATGGTCTTAGAACCTCATACCATGCCTCTGGCCGCATATCTGCGAACTCATCTAGCACTACAAAGTCCAATGCTCTGCCTCGTAGGTTATGAGGCTTCTCTGCACCTTTAAGGGCTATTACACTGCCGTTGATTAGCTTGATGGTAAGCGATGTTTCATTAGTCTTGGCTACATACTCTTCTGGGATAGTGTGTATAAGCATATCCCAAGCAATCTCCTTGCTCGCTCCATATGTGGGAGCTACATACCAACAGTTTCGGTTAGAACCCCCAATAGCGGCTCTTAGTATCTCCCCTGTTGATAGGAACGTCTTACCGAATCGTCTTCCTGCTACCACCGCCCTAAACCTAGAGGGTGAACAGAAGATCTCACTCTGAGGCTTTGTTAATTGCATCAGGGTGAACAGTTATATTAATTGGTGGAATCTCTTTAACTGGTTCTATGTACTGCTCGCCCCAGTTTTCTCGGTCTCTTGTTTTAAGGTAGAAGATCATTGATGTATTATCACCTGCCTTAGCTTTCTCAAACAAAGCGTTAGTGATCTCATCCATGCCTTTACTTCTTCCCCTTTTTATAGAGTCCATAAACTCTAAATACTCTTCCTGCTTGTTGTACATGGTCGATTCAGATACCCCTAAGCAATCAGCTATCTGAGCTACAGTTAAGCCCCTAGAAGCCATCTCTGACGCTCTAGCGCATATCTCTGCATCTGGTATCCACTTGGGTCTTCCCATCTTACATGTCTGCTCCGAATGTCTCTCGAACATTCATCTTTGGGTTCTTGATTATTATATCATGCTCTTGTGGGGGTAGTCCTTTGGTGCGGCAGTCGACCGCATCTTTCCAGAAGACTAATGCTGTTTTGATCTGATGCCCTGCGCTTGGGTTCTCGATTAGGCTCTGGGTGATCTCGTCTAGCTTAGACAATAGATCAGTCCATCCGTTCTCTTTGCAAGTGTTGATCTTGTTAGTTAGCTCTAGGCTCATCATAGTAGTTACCTCATTATTGGTTCTATCTATCGCCTATATACTATAACTAATGCTTTACAGTCAAGCAATTAATTTTCAGGTTGGTCTTCTTTTCTCATATATCTACCGCCTAAATCATCATAGGCAATAAATACAAGGGCGATTATCGCCAGTATAAGGATAGTTTTCATAGGGGGACTCAGGTTGTTAAGGCGGGATTATATAGAGGTCTTAGAACGCAATCTAATGCTTTCTAGCTATGGGGGTTATTACCTGAGAAGATGGTTCGTTTCGTAGCACCAGTGAACCAATCTGGCTAATCAGGCTAAAGGAATGCCCGCTACTAGGGGTTACACTATGAAACTGTAATTACTGCGGCAACCATTACAAATGCCGCTAGTAGAATCTTTCCCCTGCTATGTCCGTATACTTCGACAGCTAACCATGCTTTTGCTTTAGCTTTGTACGCATCAAACTGCGCTTTTAGTATCGCTTTATCTGCCATCTGGTTTACCTCTTTTATTGCTTTTTTAGTTTTTGTCATCTTGCTTCACCCTATCTATTTGAATTATGCCATCAAAACCCATTTCTGCAACCCAGTTTTCGAACTGTGTGCGCTCTTCTTTGTCGTGCGGTATCTCTAGAGGCGGGTATTCATCCCTAAGTTCTTGCCATTTTCTCGCTAAATCAGTCATAGATTCCGTGCTCCCTATCGTTTTCGCCTTTCTGCTTTGCGAACTCATCAAAG